GGCGAGGATTCTGGTGGCGACGTCGTTCATGGCGCCTCCGGGATGATGGTGACGTCCTGCTTCATCGTAACCTTGCCGCCGACCGGGGTCATGATCGCGCCCGACGGCAGGGTCAATTGAACGTCCCAAACGCCCTTTTTCGGCAGATCGCGGGCGTCGTCGGCGCTCAGCTCAAGGTTGATGGTGTTCGGCAAGGCGATGATGCAGGCGATGGTGAGGATCGGCGTCCCATCCGGCCTATTGCGAATTTGCGCGTTGGCTGCACACCCGGTCAGATCTTCCGGGTCGTCACGTTCGTCATTGCGCCAGAACACGAGCTGCAAGCGCATCGTGTCTCCCCTATACAAACTCATGTCGTATGTGGCGGGTAACATTTTTACGATCTCGCCCTCCAAGTCTATCCATACTGGCTGTGTGACTGCGACTGCGGAGGAACGGCCGTCGTTAAATCGATAAATCTTCAACCTCAGTACGGCGTTCGGTCATGCGGTTGTGTAGGCCGAGAGAAGGCCAGCACCAGAATGCGGGAAACCCCTGTCAGGTTAAGACATGGCCATGCGCTTCCCGGTCAAGAAATCGGATCGATAACAATGGCAATTACGAGCCAGAGAATTGCCATTGGGCGACGATGACGGAGCAAAGAGCGAACCGGCGGCGATACAACTCTAAATCATAGACCGCCGGCAGCATCGCTTATTGGCAAGCATGATTGATGGTGCTGACGGTGCACGGGCGGCTGGCGACGAGCGTAGCGCCCGCCTCGGACAGGTGGCTCCCGACGATCCGGACGGTCGGCAAGCCGAGCAACAGGGCGACCAGCATGTACAGCGCGATCAGCGCCACGACCGCCATGTAAAGCCGCTGAATGTTCCACGGGATCGGCCATTGCATCAGGGTCATGAACCAGACGACGATCGCCCCGACCAAGAGCAGGATGACAACGACAATCGCGATGTTGATGATACCGAGGAGAAGTCCGCCGAGGCTGATCATATGTTTCTCCCAATTTCGTTGACAGGCCCGGCTCAGCGGAGCGACGGTCCTTTCTGCTTGGCGAGGCGAGGCGCGGCGGGCAAGGCCGGGCAAGGCCTGGCTGGGCAAGGCAAGGCCGGGCTCGGCAGGGCGAGGCAAACGGCGGCGGTTCATGCAGCAGCGTGAGCCGCCGCCGATCAGCCGATCAGCGCCATGATGTCGATCGGCTTGGTGCGATCGCGCGCCCTAAGCCCCATCGCCATGGTTAGCGCCACCGCGCCGTCGATCCGAAACCGCGCCTTGTCTTTGTCCAATTTCCGATTGCCTGCCGCGTCCAGGCTGGCGATGGCGTTCGCCATATTCCAATTCAGGATCGGGTGATTAGGGTGCACAAGGCGACGCTCGAAGATCGCTAGTTCGAGCGCGTCGACGCTCGGCGCCATGTCTTTGAAACCTTGACCCCAACTGATCAACCGCAGGCCCGCGCCGTTCTTTTCTCCGCTCTTGTCTTCGTAAGCCGCGAGGCCGATCCGGTCGAATTCTCTCAACAGGTCCGGCATTCTCCATCGGTCATACGCCAAACCCTTGATGCGGTAGCGCTGGCCAAGCTCGCCGATGCACGTGGCGACCACCGCCGGATCGATCGAGCGCCCGGGGCTCAGCCGCAGCAGGCCGGCGGCCGCCCATTCCTGATACCGATCATTGCCGGCGCCGAAGTCCTTGCGCGATTGCTCGGCGAGCAGCGCCGCCGGCTTCCAGAACAGCGGCATGACCTTGGCCGGCTCGGACGCCGAGACCATGACCAGCGCCGCCAGGTCGATGACGCTCGCCAGGTCGAGCCCGACATAGACCTCCTCGCGGTCAGTGAATTCTGCCTGGCCGGCGCAAGCGAGCCATTCCACGCGGGACACCAAGGGCGCGGTCGGCGACACGCGCTGATTGAGGAACAGGTTGCGGACCTTCGGCTCTTCCGCCGGCATCCGCTTCGCCTTGCGGATCGCCGTCATCAGATCTTCGCGATCGCGGAACACTCCCAGCGCCGGGTTGGCCTTCTTCAGTTGCGCCTGGTCATCCAGCTCGCAGCCCTCATCGGCCGCATAGAGATGGCAGATGATGCTCGGGTCGGCGCCCGAAAGCCCGTCGTCGATCAGCTTCGACAGGATGTGTTCGGGATCATTCGATTGCGTCGAGATGGCGATGAACAGCGGTTCGGCGCGCGCGCCGAACGAAGTGTCGAACACGTCGTAAAGCTTGCGGTTGATGGCTTGGGCCAGCTCGTCAAAAACGACCATCGACGGAGATAAGCCGTGCTTGGTCCCGGCCTCGCGCGAGACCGCGCGATACACCGAACCCGTCGGCCGCCCGACCATCGTCCGGGTTGACGGGACCAGATCGACTTTTCGTCGCAGCTCCGGCGCCAGCGCCACCATCTGGGCGGCGAACTTGTAGATGATCGACGCCTGATCCAGATCATTGGCGGCGCTATACACTTCGCCGTTGGGGATCGCCTCGGGGCCGATCAGGTGGGCGAGCGCCAGCGCCGCGATCAGCGCCGTCTTGCCGTTCTTCCTGGCGATCGACAGGATCGCCCGCCGGACGACCCGCCGGCCATCGCGCCGCGGCTCGTAGATGTCGCGGATAAACCGCTTCTCCCACGGCATTAAGACGAACCGCTCGCCCTGGCCGACGCCCGACGGGATCACCAGGCATTCGATGAACTCGATGACCCGGTCGGCCTTGAGCTTACCCTGCTTAGTGCGCCTAATCGGGGCCGAGGAGCCCGCTGAACCGGCCGTCGCCGATCGCGTCGATCGCCTTGATGCGGCTGCGGGCGACAGGGGTAAGTCCAAATTCACTCGCGAATCTCACCATGTCTCGAGCGGCGTTCTGCGAAATGATCACCAGGGGGTTGGGAGCCGCGCCGCCGCTCTGGGTTTTGACGATCAGCCCGCGCATGACCGGGTCGCGCTCGGCCATAATCGAGATCGTCTCTTCCGCCGTTCGCCACCGCGAATAGGCCGCGCAATAGGCGCCCAGAGGATGGACATCGAGCGGGGTGCATAGCCGCAGGGCATACGCTTCGCGGATGATCCGTCGCCATTCTTCACGCCCGTAATCGGTCAGATGATCGGGCGGCTCCGGCGGCTCCGCCGGCAACGCAGGCTGCGGCTCATCGGTAATCTGCCGCTGGCCGGGGTTGCCGCGTAAAACTTTCAAATATGACGGGATCGGCTTGCGGCCTCGCATTCTCAGCCTCCTTCGGATAAGTCTGACCTGGCTTGGCCCGGCGGGGCTTGGCCCGGCTTGGCAGGGTAGGGCTTGGCAGGGCTAGGCGTGGCGGGGCGTGGCAAGGCAAGGTGAGGGGCGGCGGCTCATTTTTTAGCGTGAGCCGCCGCCGATTTATCGGTGGCGGATAACAAGATAAAGCCCCCAAAGGGTGTAGATGGCGCCGGGAAGAAAGAGGACCGCCCAGCCGATCAGGCTGTGGGTCGCCCGCCACAAGAGCAGGGCGAGGAAGAGGATGAAGATGCCCTGAAACAGCTCCACCGCGCCACGCGGCATCGTCTTTGGGTCCGGCAACCCGTGAGTTGGGGAGGAACGTCTTAGCCTCAACACGGCCCGCCCTCCCCTGCTCCATGAGCGTTCTTAGATGGCGAACCGCGCCGTCTTGCCTCGATAGCCCATCGCCGCCAGGAGGCCGAAGCCGAGGGCCGCCATGACCCAGGTCGAGGGCTCCGGCACCGTCGCAGTCGCGGTCCCGTCGATCGCGATGTGGATCGGCGAGGCCCCGCTAAACCCCGAAATCTCCGCGAAATAATTGCCGGCGGCGACCCCGCGGGGATCGACGGTCGATTCCTGACCGCCGATGACGTTGACGATCGGCGAGCTTTCGATCAGCGCGCCGGCCGGAATAAACGGCGGAAGCGCCCCGGTCGAAGACCAGACGTTGAGGCTCAGCGACCCGCCGGTGACCTGTCGGTTGCCGGTCGCGCTGTCGCTCATCGACAGCGTAACCGTCTCCGCGACCGGGATATTGAACTCGAAGAACTGCGCGAACGCCGCGCCGCTGCCCGGGGTCTGTTCCGCCGGCAGCGGCAGGCTCTCGTTCAGGATCGAGCCGATGTTTTCAACGGTCACTACGACCGCGTGCGCCGGCACAGCGCAAGCGGCGATAACCCCTGCAAGCAATAGCCTTTTCAACATGATGTCACCCTTTCGAAGAGAGCGTCGGCGGTTCACACTGCATGAGCGCCGGCCCATCGCCGGGCCAGGCTAACCTAGCGCGGCGGTTCAAGCAACGTGAAAGAGAACCGGGTTAACCCGGGGCGCTCACCCGACCTAACCACGGGCTCAATTCGTTTCACCTCCGCCGATTTCGCAGTACCACGGGCTCAATTCGTTTCACCTCGCCGAATTTCGCAGGCATTGGGGCGAAACTTGCCCCGCGCCGGCGCCCTTCTGGGGCGTTTGTTTTTGCTATGCCCCCCCCGCGCCTAGCGCCGTACGACGCGAGGCGAGCCGGCCAGGAGAGCCCGAGATCCGCCATGCCCCCGGTCTAGCGCGCGAGCTTGAGGCCCTGGGCCATCATGACCTTGCGATGCGCGCTCAGAACGGCGACTTCGACCATGAGCGCCAGCTCGGTGATTGGAAAGGCGTAAGGCGAGTTCATGTCTGAGTAGTCTCCGCGTCGCGCCCTTCTCGGCCATGATCTCAAGCCCTCGGTTTTCGAGTTCGCGGATGAGCTCCAGCTTTGCATTCATGGGGAGAGGTTCGCCGGGGCGGAGCGGGCTCGCCTCTGCCTCAGCTCGCCTGCTGCCGGTCCGCCGTCAGAGGTCCGCTGAACTGTGCCCGGAAAGTGAAGCCTGACCATCTCCCAGAAGAGGCACGCGCCCTCGCTTGGCTCGAGCCCGCAAAGGTCAACCTCGCCACTGTCCAGGTGAATGACGATCTTCCGGCCTGGTGAGGACTGCATGGTCAGCGCGGTCGGCGCCGGCATCTTCTGAACGTGGCTTAGCCGATAGCTATCAGGCATGGACGCTTCGGTTGAACGGATGCTTAGGGTCGAGCGGGAAGCCGTCATCGTCGATGTCGCGGCCGTAGCCGACCCGGTCGTCCGCCCATTTACGGTTGTGGCAGTCGTCGCACAGGCTTTGCAGCGGGCCGAGGCGGAAGGCGTTCCAATCGCCCTTATGGGGCGGGTTATGATCAGCGATGGTCGCCGCCGTGATTCGCCCCTGTTTGAGGCACGCGGCGCACCGCGGCTCGAGCCTGAGCTGGTGGTGAGCGCGCCGACGCCAGCGTTGCAGGTTATACCAGGATCTCCACGGCCGGAGCTGCGCGTTGGCGAGAGTGGCTGTCAGGGGGAAAGCTCCGCACGGCGGGGATGGTTCACAGACTGTGACAATCCTCGGTGGATTCGACGGGCGCGACGCGATGGTTTAACGCTGATTCCACGAACCCGCAAGATGCATTAGATCAAGCGATTTGATCAGGTTGGAGCTCGAGCGGCGCCTGGCGGCCGAGTAGCTCGATCAACACCCTTTCCCGTTCACGGGCTGTTTGACCCGCATAGATGGCGCTGAAGCCGCGGAACGGGCCGGCGGAGATCTTAACCAGGGTTCCGACCGCAATCTTGCGCCGGGGTTTCTTGGGCTTGGGTGGGCGCTCGGGCAACCGGATGAGGCCGCGGGAGTCGATTTGACTCTGCAGGTGCGCGATCTCGGCATCGTGGCACCTGGCTGGACGATCGCCAAATCGGACCAAGCTCAGTACGCCAACAGTGCGCTCAACGGCGCGCCAACGATCGCCAAGTTTTATGAAGAGATAGCCGCTGAAGACCGGCTCAACGCGGCCATTAACTTTCATCTTAGGAAGAAACGTCTCAAAGCCCATTGCTTTGAGCCGCTCTGCGGCAAAGGCCTCGCGTCGAGCGATCGTTTTTGCGACGGCCCAATATTTTGACATAATGAGCTAACCCCGCCAGAATAGCCCGGCATGCGTGGCTCAGCGTGGCTCGGCGGTGCCAGGCTTGGCGCGGCGGGGCGCGGCTCGGCCCGGCAGGACTAGGCAAGGCAAGGAGCGCGGACGTCTCAGCAAGGACGTCCGCGTTTTTATTCGCGGGTCGTACAACGGTCAACGCAGGAACCGTCTTTACGCGCGGCTGCGGTCAAGCGTGGCGACCAGCGGTCTCATGGCTCCCTTCGCTCGGCGGCGGCTATACGTTCCTCGAGCGCCTCGATCCGCTTCAATACCTTGGTCGCCTCCGCGGAGGCGATGCGGTCCTCGGCCGCCTCGATCCGCCGCCAGATCGTAGCGAGCTGTCTATGCGTTTGCTCATTGTCCTTGACGACGACGAGCAAGGGGTCGCGCAGGCCGCTCACCGCCGCTTCGATGGCGCGTCCGACCATTCTGACCGCGTAGATCAGCGCGGCGCACATGATGACGAGCACTACTGTTTGCACCGCGTCAAGAGGCGTGTCGCTCGACCACTGCATGCGCTTTCC